ATGACCAACACCGACGCGAAGATCATGCGGGAGGCCTGGAAACCGATCGCGAGTGCCGCGAGCCATCAGAATGTCCTCGTCTGCAACGGAAGACACGGAAGGCCGTACACGGTCGCCAAGGCTTTCAAGAGCGATGTCGGCTGGTTGTATGAGGGCACCGACGAGCCGTTGGATTTCAGTCCTGTCTATTGGGTCGAGAAGACCGTCCAGTGGAACCCGTTTCACCTCCCGCTGCCCGGAGCCACCCCATGACCGACCCCACCGAAATCGCGCACGTCGCGGCTGGGCTGACGAGGGCGCAGATTGCCCGCTTGGATGGCGTGGCGGAGTTGCGCCATCGCGGCCTACAATGGGCCTCCAAATGGGGAAGCCTGAGGATGAACACCTCGCGAGCCACGACCGCCGCTTTGGTCGAAATGGGCCTTCTGTACGACGTATATGGCAATGCGGACGTGACCGAGAAAGGTCATGCCGTCCGCGACCACATCCTGCGGGAGAAGAAGAATGGATAACTGGAAACCACCTGAAGGCTACGCGCTCGTTTTGCAGGATGGCGCCTACGTAAAAGGTTTTGACCGCAATCGAGAATATTGCTTTTTGCGCTATGGCGATGTCAAGCCGGACGTTTTTCGTATGGCTGATGTGCATCCCTACTTCAACATCGCGGGGCTGTATTATGCCCGCCATGACTGACGTGAAGGTCGAGCAGTGCGATCGGGATGCTGCGGCAAATCTATTCTGCGACTGGTGCCATGTCGTCCCGCACGCGTCCATTCCGACGAATATGCGATGCGGCAATATGGACGAACATCAGTTCGTTTACGCCTTCGCCCGCCACCGCCAAGCAGCCGAGAAGGCGACGCGGGAGCGGGATGCGGCGTATATCGAGGGTAAGGGCGGCGTGATCCCCGGTGCCACGGTATTTGTTTCGCTTATCACAGGTGAGAACATGCCGTGCATGAGCGGCGATGCCCGCGACAAGTTGAACCCGCACAAGCGACGCCAGTTCGACGACGCAACCCGTGATCTCGCCACCGCCATCAGGAGCCAGGGCCATGAATAAGCTGACAACCCTGACCCGTTTCGCGATCGGCCGTGCGCTAGTTCATGCGGGGCTGTCTGTCATGCCAGCTGGTCGCGTCAGGTCTGAACTGTTCCAGCTTTACGAGGTCTGGGCTACTCGCGCCCGCGCGCATGGGGGAGGGGAGGGGTGATGAGTATCCGTACTGCTGGCGAGCTACGCAGCTTCCTTGCCGATGTACTGGTCGACATTCGCGCCAAGCGAGTGACGCCTGACGAGGCCGGGGCCATTGCGAAGGTGGCAGGCGAGATCAACAAATCGCTCGCTGTCGAAGTGCAGACTGCGCTGGCATCTGGCGTCAAGAAGCCGGTGCCAGGCAGCATGGCGATCGGTTCGCCTGATGCGCCCCGCCTGTTGCCGGAAGGTGAAAGCGGTGATGGCGAGATAGATGAGCCTGAGCCAACTAAACCGCAGAAAAATATAACCGAAAATACTCCTGCGGCAGATCCCATTGACCCCGCCAAGGTACCGCCATCGAAGCCGATGCGGCTAGACGACGCGACCGCCAACTTCAAGCGCAACCAGCAAGATGGCGACCGCGTATGGTGCGAGCAATGCGACATGCGGGTGACGACCAGTCAGGCAGTCGGATGCAAGTCTAAGTTCTGCAAGGCGAAGGAAGCGGCATGAGGGGCTACCCAGGCCAGCGCGAACCGCGCGAGGTGACGCTACAGAAGATGCGCGATCGGGCTAAGCGGCTGCGTGAAGCTGACCGAGAAGGTCACAATGAGCGCCAGCGTGTGCGGTATATCGAAAATCGCGACGCCATTCGCGCGCAGAACGCGGCATCCTACCAGCGCCATCGGGAGAAGCGTCTGGCCTATCAGAAGGCGCTTGCCGAGAAAGACCCAGTAAAGCATGCGATCAAGACCGCTAAGCGTGTGTTGGCGGGGCAGACCGGAGTGAGGATCAGGGACATTCCTGACGATTTGGCAGAGGCCAAGGCGCTACAGCTTGCCATCCGGCGTTATTCGAGGGGTGAATAGGTACCGGTCTTTCCCGGCTGTCAGGCTCACGGTCCTGGGCATTGCTTCTACCCTTTCGGGCACACCCGTTCTTGATTTCGTCTGCCAGTCCGAACCGCGCGAATCTACGTCGAGGGCCAGCGCGGATCACAGCGACCTCAACGACGCGAACACTTTACACCACCAGCCAGAAAATGCTAGCCCCTCGCTCTAGCTGCGGCGGTGTGGATGGACACACAGGTGGAAGGGCGAGCTGCGGAAAATCGGTCCCAGGGATTCGATCCGATAGCCGGTATCAAGCCCGGCCCGCAGCTACTCCACCCGCAAATTCAAGCGCCGGTTGACCTCATCCTGCGCCGCCTGCCGTAGAGCGTCGACGGCACCCTGTTTGGTCAGCGGGTTCTTCTGCGAGACGACGGCTTTGGCGATCGCGGGCAGGACGATGCGCTTCAAGGCGAAATTGGCGATTGCGCCGATGGGGAGTTTCATACGTCCGTTCCTTTCGTTGCCTGCTTCTCGACCAGCGCCGCGTTCTTCTCCGCCAGCTCGCCACCGCCCTTGGTGGCCGCATAGGCCCATGACACCACGTCCTTGATGAAGGCGCCCACGACCAGCGTACCGAGCGTCTTGAAATACTCGTTCTCGCGCAGGGCGGGCACAGCGGCGGTCATGACGAAGACCATCACGGTCAGCAGGAATACGCCTATGCCGATCCAACCGCGGGCGTCGGGGAGGGGGAGTTTCATGCCTTGCTCCCGTACAGCGCAGCTTCAGCAACCCGACGCCGGGTCAGGCCAGGCATGACCTTGCCAGCGGCCTTGTTCCACTTGGCGAACTCCGCCTGAGCACCTGCATGGTCGCCAGCGTTGTGCTTTCTCAGCAGCGTCGAACTGGTCAAGTTACCCAGCCCCACGTTGAACGCGAACGACACCAGCGCGTCGAACTGTGCCTGCGTGGTCTTGGGTGCCAGCTTGTTTACTCCTGCCTCGAACCGCGCCAGATCCTCGCTCAGCAGCTGATCCGATCGCTCCTTGGTGATTGTCAGGCCCTTGTGCACGTCAGCCCCGGTATGGCCCACGCCGATGGTCCAAGGATCGCCACCAGTGCCGGGATCAGGGTAAGCGGCCAGTCGCTCACCCTCGAAATCCCGGATGAGGCTGCGGCCTGCAACAGAGGTCTTGCGAGCGTCCATTCTCTGCATCCCAAAGCTGTCGGCCAGCGCGTCAATGACCTGCACATGGCTGGCGAGGAATTTGCGGTCAGGCGCGAACGGCCGGATCGCGTCAAACAAGGCGGTGCGGCGATCGGTCATAGCTTGCCCCTGCTCTTGAGATAGTCACTCGCCTCACGATTGGCGTGGGCGTTGGCTTGCTCGTGGCGACGATCACGCCACGTCCTGCCTGCGAGGAACAGCACGGCCCCGAAGGTCAGCACCGAGGTTGCCCAGCCATTGAAGGGATTGTTGTAACGGTCGATGATGATCGGGATCGTGAGGAAGGAACCGCCGCCCATGAAGCCCAAGCCGATGCGTTCCATGGCGATCATGTGGTCGCGAAACTGCGATAGTTTGTAGACCGCGATCGCGGTCAGCAGCAGCCGCCCGAACACGTTCAGAATATCCCACATCATGCGCCGTCCTCCTCGACGCCGAAGTTCTTCTTGAGCTTGCGGATCATGAGCGGGATGAAGACGTTCGCGCCAGTTGCGCCGAAATAGGTGACGCCGCAGATCACGCGCAGGCTCTCGATATTCATCTTCGCCAGATCGGCCGCGATCCACGGCACCCCGAACACCGCGAAGCCGAAGCCGACGAACAGCGTCAGGGCGATTTCCGTCCAGCTCATCTGCTTCCACGGCAGGAAAGAGAGAGCCGTCACGGAACCCGCCAGCGCCGCCATGGCCACATAGGCCAGCCGCGTGTGTTCGTTCTGCTCAATCACGGCGTCGCCTTCGTGCGAGCGACGGCAGAGCGCACCACGCCACGAACGCGAGAAAGACGATCCCGCCAACTACCGATCCGCTGACCAACCCCGTTACTCCCCAGGAATATGAAAATTGCCACCTGAGCGAGCAGCAGCTTATCCAGAGCCCCCAGATAAACACCGTCGCTCATGTGCATGTTGAAGCCGTGGAGGGTGACTTGACCCACGGCGATGGCCCACAGCGCCCATCCCCACCACCGAGCGCGAGAAAGCGTCATGACGATGCCGCCAAGCGTCGCATCAGCACACGCCCACACATCAATTCCCGTCATCGGAATCCCGATATCGCGCGCGACCGACTGCGGGGAGTTCACAGCATAGGTCGACGCGCAGATCAGCCAGTTGGCGAGCAGCATTGCAGACGTCACGACCGCGCCAATGCGGTCATAGCGTGGGCTGTGCGCCGCGAACACAATCGCCGCGACGCACAGGACCAGATAAAAGGCGCTATCAGCCGACAACGGTCGGCGGCTTGTTGGGGCCATGACCACCGCTGGCGGGCACGTCGTCCGGCACGTTGTTAGGATCTTCCTCAGGGTCCATTCGCATTCTCATTCTCCGGCCGGGGTAGCGCCCGACTGCGCATTCTGAAGGATTGCCCGGACTTGCTCGCCAAACGGGGTGATCTGACCGGCTTCGGTCCAGACCCCGAGCTTCCAGAGCGCAAAGCTGATATTGTGCGGACGCGCCGCGTTCGGCTTCATGCGCTCGTAGTAAGCGTTCGGATCGCCAGTCAGCACGGCGTCTCGCTGCTGAGCGTCCAGCATCGCAGCGACTTCTTGAGCGGTCATATCGGCATCCTCATGTGTAGGCCCAATTGGTGTCGTCCCCGCCCGGCAGGCGGACGAAAGCGCCTTGCCCCGCCGCGCCCGGAGAGGCGTTCAGCAGCGTATCGCCGGGGAAGAAGCCTGCGACCGTGGGAGACGCCGCCACCGACCCAGCAATGTACTGGTCGATGTAGGGCACGATTTTGTTCGGGGTGTCTGTGGTGTAGACGACCGGCCGCAGGTAGCGCGCGACACGTCCGGCATTCGGGTTGACGCCGTACGGATACAGCCCCAGCGACAGCGAGGTCATCGCCGCCTCCAGCCGAACGGCGGTCGTGACCAGGCACCACTCCCCCGCGCGCCAGAAGGTGTCGAAATTGTAGATCGGGTAATCGCGGCTGGCGGACGATCCCGCGCCATTCACGCCCATCGAGATATACGGGTCTGCCGCGACTCCGGCGTCTGGCTGGCGCTTCATCAGCCACGACGCGATGACCCACTGGCCTGCCGTGCCGGTGACTGCATAGGTGAGGCTGATCCGACCGGCGCTTGCCGTCGTGTATACCTCGACCGGCATAGCCCCGCCCGTCATCGGGTTCGCCTCGCGAGCACCGATCAACACGCGCTGCCTGACGATGGCTGCGGCTTCCGGCTCTCGGGTATAGGTCCCCGTGTCTAGGCTGTCGCACCGCAGGAAGCCGTCAACCGCCGTCCCTATCATCGGGTTGTCGATATTATCCGCCTGCGCCAGCGCGTTGCCAGGCACGAAGAGCGGGGTCTTGTGGAGACCGTCCGCTCGGTACGGCAGCGCACACCGGCCGGGACCGCAATTCGTCAGTAGGACCGGGTGCTCAATCTGCCCGGTATTGACCGCCAAGAAGGCGTTCGGGCCAATCTCCCATGGGCCGCGCACGTTCTCCAGATGGATAGCCGCCCGACCGACAACAGCCTCCAGATAATTCGAGTGGACGACGACGCCGCGCATCGATCCGAAAATGCGAATCGGATCGCGCATCCCCTCCATGGTGTTGCCGGTGATCTCGACGTTGTGCGCCTGCACCGCGACGCCGCCCTGACCTGCGAGATAGCCGTTCTGGCCCGCCTCATTGTCCTTGAAGGCAAAGCCGTTCCACTGCGTGCCATTGAGCGTGCGCGCGATCCAAGCATTGCGATTGACGTTGCAGCGGATAGCCTTGAACAGGCCCATCTCGATATTGGTACCGCCCGTCTTGTACAGGTCGAACGCCGACGTGAACCCGTGCACCGAACAGTCGATAAACGAGAAATCGCGGAAGAACTCGGTTGCCGTGTCCCAGCCGAAACCAGCCGTGGGGACAGGGCCGCCCTCATTTGCCGCCAGCGCGATACCGCGCATCTCGATCGTGCCGTCACCGACCTTCGTCCCGGTGAAATTGATCGCCGCGCGCCCGCTGTGGACCGGCATGATGACAGCTAGATCGGTAGGCGACGACGGATTGAACGCGCCGGGATACACTCCGCGCTTGCCGCATGCAAGGATGCGTTGCGGCTTGCTGCCGTTGAAGATGACCGGTTGGTCAGTCTTGAATATTCCAGTCGGGAAGTGCCATTCGCCGCCGACGCCAGCGAAATAGTCCGCGATTTCCTGCACCGCCTCAGTGTCGATCGCCACGCCGTCACCGACAGCGCCGGTGTCCCGCACGCTGGCACCCTGCTCCCGCAGCTTTTCCAGCGCGTTGCGGGTGCGGATCTGCGGGGCTTCGATCTGGCGGAAGGACACCGATGCGGCGGACTGAACGACCAGCGCGCCAGTCGTGAGCGGCACCGCGTCCAGCTTGATGACGTTCACGTCGTCAGCGCGGCCCGTGAAGTTTCCTTCAATATATGCATAGTTGATGGGTGGATTGATCCCGTCCGCAAGAATGGCCGACTGGTATCGCTCGGGATCAAGATCCTTTAGCTCATCAAGGGACGTGAAGGTGTTGCCGCCAACGCCCGGTAAGCCTCGTTGCCCCCGCTCACCTGCAACGCCAGGCACATACGGATCGACCTCATTGAGGATCACGCCGTCCTGATCCTTCAGGACCACACGATAGGTCAGCGCCGGGTCTATGTAGATCGAGGGCCACACGCCGGCGGCATTCGCGCCGACCGGGTTTTCCAGCTCGATCGACAGGGCCGCATCGGCATAGATTTTCTGGGGAATGCTGGTTTGGGTGAGGAAGAAGAACAGCCGCGCCCCCGGCGCCACGATGCCGTTCGCGTCCAGTGCGGGGCGGAAGGGCAGGTAAAAAAGGCTGGGGGGCTGGCTGGCCACGGCGTGCATCCGGTCTCGACAACGGGAGGCACCATCCGGGCCAATTATAGCGCTATGCGGGGCGGGGGTTCAGCCGAATAGTGGGCGTTGAGGGAGAGGCTTCCCCACGGGTTATGGATAGGGTAGGGCTAGTGGTATGGCCCATTCACGTTTAGATGGTTGGTTTGTCAGTCGCCCTCGTTGGGAGCGGTTGCTTATGATCGTACTACTAATCTGGAATGGACTGGTGATATTCGGGTTATCAGAACGTCCGTACGATGATCTGCGCTCAACGCTAATCGTTGGTCCGGTTATGAGCGTTGTAATATATCTGATTGCACGACTCATTAGCTTGCTGGCTACGCCTTTAAAATGACCCTACCGCCCAAGATTGCTGCCGGCGGTCGTCAGTCCCACTCCCAGCTGCTGACCAGTGAGAGCCGCTCCCTGGTTGGCAATGTTAGTAGCACGCTGACGGGCAAGGCTGTCCGCGCTAGCGTCACGGATAATTTGCTGGAGGAGCGCCGGGTCCGTCTCCGTCAGCAACGACGCGACGGACTGACGAACATTCTTTCCGGCCTCACCGGCCCCGTACTTGCCAGCAGTCTTGGTACGATCCCACAGCTCTCCGATGATGCCGGTAATGCCATTACGCGAGCCTCGCAGGACTGAGCCAACGGCCGTTTCGGTGAGGCCTGTATCGCTCGTCAGCTCGTCTGCTGCCATGCGCTCAGCAGTTTGCGAGCCCGCCGTCACGGAACGGTACGTCTGATTTGCCGCCTGCTCTGCGGCCATCGTTTCAGCAAAACGGTCCAGACCCTCGCCTGGGAAAACAGATTCAAGCGCTTGGCGCTTAGCCGGCGTGCCCATAAGGGCTCCAGCCTTGTCTCCACCATCAACACGTCGCTCAAGGTTACTTGCCAGCGAATTGCGATAGCCCTGAGCGAAGAAAGGAACCTGACCGGGGTCCATGTTCGCGATGCGGCGCTCAAGTTCCTGTGGCGCCCAGTTGAGCGCATCCGCACCTTCCTGAAGCGCCTGACGCGATGCGGCCGGGCCGGCGTATGCAGCCCGAGCAGCAGCATAATTGCCAGGGTGGAGACGGTCGACCTCGCTGACGAACTGGCTGCGGACACCCTCTACCGCTCGGCCAGCCTCATCCAATTGAAGCCGTCCGGTCAGCGGGCTGCGATACTGATCCAGCACATCGTCAATGCCGCGCTTCACATAGTCGAGCGTCTGTACGGTGGGCGCCCCGGTCATGGCTGCGCTGCCCTCTGCTGGGGCGCTAGCAAGCGCCTGCTCCACCGTACGCAGATTAGCGCGGGCATTCTCGATCCGAGATCGAGCCGCTTCCATGCTAGCGCCGTCCGAATTGTCACGCGCCGAACGATATGCAGCCTGCGCGGCATCCAGTTCGCCCCGCGCTGCCGTTACCTGATCTAGGGCGGCTGTCGGAGAGCCGTTCAGAACGGGGTTGCCCGCCTCGTCCAGCGTAAAGCCAAGGGACGCAGGGTTGCGGCGCTCGTCGGCAGCAATACGGTATGCGCGGGACATAGCTTGGCGGCCGGTCGGCGTCTGCATCAGCGCCTCAAGCTCGGCACTGGTATTCGCCGGTTCGGCATATGCTGCTGCATAAAGCGGCCGCGAGTTCTCGCGTGCAGTCGCCAGCAAAGCGTCGCCCTCATCGAAGCTGTTCGTGACAGGGCCAAGGTCCCGGTCGATTGCTCCCCGAATGCGCTCACCCTGACCGCGCTGGCGTTCGGCAACCGCATTCAGAACAGTCGTGCGTGAAGGGCCAGGCTTACGCCCCACGCTGGCGACCAACCCGCGCACATTTTCCCCGGTATCGGCAAGCATCGCTGGTACACCAAGCTCGCGCGAACGATCCATGAGTGCGCCAGCAGAGGCGCCGGTGTTGGCATCTGCCGCCAGAGCATCCGCGACGATCTGCCGACCGACGTTTTCCTGCCCACGACCAAGCAGACGATTTAGCCCGGTCCATGTGCGGCCAACGAAGTTTCCGACAGCCGGCGCCGCGCCACCCAACACGCCGCCAAGACCCGCACCGAGCACACCGCCTACGGCGCTGCTTTCGCCATCGGTGCCGCCCCCGAAGCCAGCGACACCACCCGCAAGCGCGCCGCCTTTCGCACCAGCAACTGCCGCTTGACGAGTGGTCATCTGCTCAGCGAGTGCGTCAATAGCTGCTGCACCCGCACCAAGCACCCCCCGAGGCGCCCCGCCGAGAAAACCCCCTACCACCTGCGCGCCAAGGCCCAAGATGGGATAGCGCTCAAGTGCATCGTTGATGCGGATACGCTGTGCATCGCGGCCATCATAATATGCTTGAGACGGGTTGAGATCGCCGGTGAAGGGAGACGTGCCGATATTGATCAGCGCATCTGCGGCACCGCTTGCTTCATCGCTAAGGCCAAATAAAGCACCGTTTTCTAGGATGTCGCCGATACCGCCTTTGCCGTTTAGCGCCTCACGCGCTGTGATGCGGCGCTGAACACCATCACGCTTGGCAGCGCGATCCAAATCCGTCTCCGCAGTCAACGTCTGAGCAGGACGAACCGTCACCGGCGTCTCTGCGAAGCGACTACCCCGCTGACGGAGTTGTTCCTGCGCGAAGCTGATAAGTTCGTCATCGGTGGCATCGTCAGGCCCCTCGACGGTCATGGGAGTGCCGTCAGGCGTGATGATCTTGTATTGGCGCATTAGCGGACCACCTTGAAGCCGTCACGATTCTGAGGGGCAGGGGCATTGCCGAGAATGTCGCTGTAACCGGCGCGTGTGGTGTTGATCAGGTCACGGTAGCCCGCCAGCGTCTCGCGCAGCGCTTCTGGCGTCTGCGATCGGCTCGGCTGCCCAGCTTCAACCAAGCGGCTTTCATAGTCGGACATGGCGCCCTCACCCGGCACGCGGGTCAACTGCCGGACAAGAGGCGCGAGCTGGCGGATCGCAGCGTCTGCGGCGCCATCCTTCCCGTTGATCCCGCCAGGCAACCGGCCGGCGATAGGGCCACGGTTCTTGGCATTGGCCAACGCCTTTTCGACGCGGTTCAACTGATTGTCGAGCGCGTTCAGCGCGCTAATCTTCGTCCGAGCCAGGGTGACGGTCGCTGGCTTGGGGGCCACGCGTGCTTCAGCCTGCATATCCTGACCGCGCATTGCGACCGCTTGGCCAGCGCGCGCCGTCGCAGCACTGATATCCTGGCCACGGCGGGCGGTAGAAGCGGAAATGTCCTGCCCGCGTCTGGTCGTAGCAGCAGAGACGTCTTGACCGCGAACCGTGATAGCCTGTCCGGCCGCCTGGCGCTGATCAGCGAGATACTTGTCCGCGCCAACGCCGATTGCGGTCAGGTTGCGCAGATTGTCGTCGGTAGGGTCGAAGTCGCCAAGCTGCTCGCGAGTCCAACCGGCCTCAAGAGCAAGCGGGGATGCCTCATCGAGGAAGGTGCGCCGCTGGTCGTAAGGCAGCTTCGACGCAGCCTGAGCGATCGCTGCACCAACGCCGGTCTTTTGGGCGAACCGCTCACGCTCGTTTTTGTCCAGATCGCCCATATGCTTGGTGAGGCTGGCGGCTACCTCCGGATCCAGCGCCGCGATATCCGCGATCGACACACGAGGTTCTTGAGCAGCCGGCGCCTTGGGGGCGGCAGTCACTACGACGTCACCGGTCACAGGATCGGTCGGGGAGCCCACGCCGGCATCGGGCAACGCATTGGCGACGGCTGCCGTAGGGCGCGAGGGGTCGTTCTGGCGAAGATAGGTCGAATACGCGCCGCGCGCCTTGTCTTGCCGCCGCGTGGCCGCGTTCTCCCGCTCGTTCTTCGACAGCGAGACATAAGCCTGTGGATCGATAGCCGCGATAGGGGCCAGCGCATCCATGGAAGGTGCTGCGGCATACCGCGCCAAAGCATCCTCCCGGGCGCGCTGCTGTGCAAACTGACGCCCCTGCGTGTAGCCCTGAAGCGCAGCACCGCCGATATCAGCAGGACGCCCCAGCAGGTTCCAATCAATCTGGACCATCAGGTGTCTTCCTCCAGTTCAGCAATGCGGCGCTTAATGTCACGCACGTTTTCTTCCAAGCCGGGCCGCCCCTCACGGGTCGCCAGCTTTTGGCGCAACGACTCCAGTTCTTCGTCGCGCGTCATCCGAATGGGTTCCGGGACAGCGGGCCACCATAGCCCGGCGTCGGATAGCCAGCGGATGGGGAGGGAAGCGCATTCGGCATTCTGTAGCTGCTGTTGCCGTAATAGGTCCCGAGCGCGTTCGCGATCCCGCCAAGGGCGTTGGCTTGGACTTGGCTGCCATACAGCGCGGCGTTGGCACCGGCGCTGGCAGCACTGTTACCGGCCGCCGTCGCTTGATTGACGTATGCGATGCCCGAGCCAGTGACCGAACCAAGAGCGTTCAAGCCTGCGCCCTGCTGGTTGGACAGCTGGCCAAGGTAATTGTTGAACTCACCGCTGGCTTGCGCCTGCCCATATTTCAGGAGCGCTTTCTGAGCCGCCCCGCTTTCCAGCGCGCCACGAGCAGCATAGCCGCTGTTGATGGCATCGTAGCCCTCATTAAGCCGCGTCTGATAGCCGGTCGATTGCTTGTATGCAGCGAGTGCGTCTTGTGCCGCGCCAGTGTTGCCGCCCAGCCCAAGAAGCGCATTGATCTGAGCGCCGGCCGCGTTGCCGCGATCAACGGTCGGGGCTGCGAGGCTGTAATTCTGGTTGTAGACCTGCTGCGCAAGGGCGCGGTCTTTTTCGGCCTGCTGCGCCGCGATATTAGCGGCCTTCTTGGCACCCTTGCCGCCTGTGATGCCAGAGAAAAGGCTACCGACTGCCGAGATGCCTGCCGCTGCTACGAGGGGCGCTACCATCAGTGTTCCTCAAGACGAAGCGCTCCACTTCGCCACAAACATGGTGGAAGCCGATCCCGGCAGACTTGAATCCGACTTTGCGGTTAAACCAGCGGGCCGGTCGCATAATAGTGGGCGTCTGACCCCACAGCATGCTTGCGCCCTCCGCAAACATCCATGCGCACATCTTACGGGCGGCGTCGATTGCTTGCGCCCCCCTTATATCCGGATGGAACATGGTGTGGCATTCCCAGACGCCGGGGGCCGACCACTCGAAGAAGCCGACGCAGCTCGGTCCGGATGAGAGAATGCGGTAATCGTCACTTGCCACGCATGGTCCGAAGTCGAGCGCACCCGCTCCAGACAGATCGAACGCCGGTAGAATGTCAGGATGGTTCGCTAGCGCATTGACGATAGCTGCATCCGTTTCCCGCCTGACCATCACTCTACAGCCAGCTGCTTCTCGCGAGGACGGACATAGCCAGGCCGCGTTGGCCCATCGCCACCATCAACCTCGCCTGCATCTGGAATCTCGACGGCACCCACGACATGCGTGTCACCAGTCTGCGTCGGTGGAGAGGTCTGCACGGCGTAGGTGACGGCACCACCATCGCGCTCAGGGTCGACATAGGAGACATAAGCCACGGTCCCAGGCGCCGTCGAGCCGATCGTCCCACCCGTCACGCTGACAGCCACCGGCTCCCCAGAAGCCTGCGGGTAATATCGTGTATGGTTCAGGACCGTGATTGACGTCGGGGTGGCGGTCAGCACGCTTGCCGGCTCGATATAACTGGTCTGGATTGAAACCTCGCGCTGCTGCGCTGCATTGGCGGCCGATGCATCTGCGGCGGCTTGGTTGGCGGCCTCTGCCGCGTCCTTGGCATTCTGCGCCTGCGTGCGGACCTCTGCCAACGCCTTGTCGAGCTCGTCGGTAATCCCGAGAATTTCGGCAATGGCGTTGATAGCCCGTTCGATCTGCTCGGCAAATCCCTGCCAATAGCGCGCGAACGTCAGCGTAGGCCGTCCATCATCCTCGACGATCTTGCCCGAGCCAACCAGACGGCTGAGCTTAACTGCCACGGCTACGCCCCCCCTGGGCTTCATTGGAGCGGACAGCCGAGATACGGAAGCGAACCGGGTCAGAGCACCGGATTTCAAAGATGGCTCCCGGTGCGTCGAACGAACCGAAACGGCGCCACATTGCTCGGGCGCGATACTGGCCTTGTTTGCCGAGCGTCGACTGCCGCCACTCGGTCCACGTGCGGCCACCGTCACGCGAGGTGCGGATTTCCACAATTGGGTCGGAGCCTTGGCCTTCCAGCACAGGCGTCGAACCAAAATCAGCGTCCAAGTGGATCACGTCGACCGCATAGCTGCCATCGCTGACCGGCTGGAACGCGGTGAACAGCTTCTGGATGGGCGTGCCATCGTCTGTGTAGCGATCATCTTGCAAGCGCCAGATCACGCCGGAGCGATCGTCACCGAGCAGCGGGCGGCCCTTGACCATCGTTGAGGAGCGAGCGCGCCAGTTGGTGATCCCAAACGATGCCGGCTCAAACCACTCTTGGGTTGCTACATCGAACAGCAACGTCTCGGTATCAAGACGAACCGCAAAGAACTTGTGGCCCTCATACTCATAGACGAAGGCGGACACGGCAGACGATCGGCCAATGCGCTCTTCAACGCCCGGATCGGATAGGCCCTCTGGCGATGAGGCAGAGCGATACACCCGCTTGTCATCACCAATCCAGAACAGGCTATTATCCAGCGCGGCCGCACACCCGGTAGCCAAGACGCCGCGCTGATAGGTCCGCCCATCGACGCGGGAGAAGGGCAAGATGGCGTCACCGGTGATCTGCCATGGCTCGATTGATGCTGTGCCAAGCAACCACATCACATCGCCAGTCACAACGACGTCCAATAGCGGATCTGGCGAGCTTTCGGCCGAGGCATAGTCGAGTGCGTCCCAGCTGGTGGCATCTCGAAGCTTCGACCAGTAGAACCGGTGCGTGCCTGATCGAACCGCTATGAAGTAGCCGCCCATGTAATCGACAGCGGTAACGCCAGCGTCATCGGGGAAGGCGACGCCAGCGGCTGTGGCGCCGTCCGTCCGACGCATGTCCCCGCCGGCGGCAACGATAAGCTCGCTGGCAGATGCGGCAAAGCTAACCGGTCCGATGCCTTCGACCACACCCAGATCGGACGCACCCCAAAGGTTGACGCCGGATACCGCGAACACGGTATCGGAAAGCGTCCCGTCCTGATGAAAAAGGCCCCGGATCGGACCAGCGCCAATCGTACGGTCCTGCACCATGCCAGGCCGGCCGATCAACACGACGCCATCCTGACTAGTGGCGGACGCTTCGACCAGCATGTTGACCAGCCGTAGTTCTGGAACGCCCGCCGCCTGCCGACGATAGGTGCCCTTGCCGTAAGCCAGTGAGGTCATGGGTAGCCATCCAGATCGGTGCCAAGCATGTAGGACGATGGCCGGTCATAATCCAGCATGTCGTTCATCAGCTGACCAGCATCAGCTGCCACTGCCGCCACCGTCTGGGGATCAGCGCGGACCTTGCCGAATGTCGGAGCCAGCTTGACGGCCAGGTTCTTCCAGACAGTCTCCTGAAACATCTGCGGGACGTCGACGGGATCGGAGGCATTCACTACGTCCGCCGTGATGCGAGCGTAGTTGAACATCACCGTCGTATCCCGGGCCGGCACCGGCCATAGCCGCATCGTGATACCCGCCGTCGACTGGACCAGCGAATAGGCCACAGGTTCGCCACCAGCTGCCTTGTTGGGCAGTACCTCGTATTGATCCGTCTCCCATTGCGCGAGCGGGCGTTCGTTTGTCGGGTCGATAACGACGCTGGCAGACGAAATACTGAGCGCGCCGGGCAGCGCCTGCGAACGCGTGCCGGCCGGGAAGATGGCTGAGCCCTCGGTGTCTCGCCACAGGTTCAGACCCTTCGACGCCCACGACTTGAGCATGGAGTTGAGCCGCACGATGCCGTCCTGCATTTCCTCGGAAGATGGGTTCTCACCGGCGGCAATGACGTTGATCTCGCGCATGGCCTGCGTCACCATGTCCCGCGCGGTCACCTGCACACGCACGGCCTGCTGCCGATCCGCACCGGTCAAGCCGTCCGCAATCGCCGTGTCAGCCTTGGACATGGCGGCATCAGCGGTGGTCTTTGCCGTCGTCGCCTTGGCGTCCGCCGCGTCTGCTGCTGCTTTTGCCGCCGCCACGTCAGCCGCGCTTGCAGGCGGGGTGTATCCTATGCCGCTCATAGCGGAACTCCTGCATTGCCGTCGCGCATCCACCACTGCGAGCGCGTCAGGATGTCGATGGTGCCCGCGTCGCGCAGGTCAGCGAAATACCCGATTAGCCACTGATAGAAGCTTGTCTCGGTATCGACGCCAGAGGCGCCGGTCAGGATGCTGTGGGTATAGAAGATCGCCGTCTGCCCGCGCAGTATGATCGGGTTCACGAGGTCGATAATCTGCTGCTGGGTGCGATTGCTGGTCGGATTGCCCGCCAACGTGAAATCGCGACCGCCGACGCCAAAGCGGGTAGGCTGGCCGCCGCGATTGAGGGTCGTGCGCGCCGACTTGAAGCCTGCGTTGCGTAGCGCCGTAGGCAGCTTGTTCGTCGAGAACGGGCCCGACGTGTCCGTGAAGGACATGGGCTTGGCCTGGGCGGGGATCGTGTTGCTGAGCGTCAGCGAGGTCGTGCTGTTGACCGCCGAGACGGTCGTGCCAGCAGGCACATTGCGCCCAGCCACCACCATGCCAACCGTGATCGTGGAAGATGCGGTGCCTAGCGTGACGGTGGCCGATCCATCAGACGTGACGCTGTTGATCAGCACCTTCGTGCCATTGGTCTGGTACGTCCCATTCGGGTAGACCAGATGCTCCGGCGCCGCAAAGCCCCGATCCGTACACCACTGCCGATCGACCAGCAGGTCAGCGATAGCGGCGTCCGTCGAGCCCTTGCCGGTCAGCGGGCCGTCGTCGGTGGAATTGAGGCCAAGATCACAGCCACCTGCCACCATTTCGCGCAACTGGTCCGTCGTGAGGCGGTTCAGCTGATCCATGCGATTGGCGATGACATTGATCGTCACGGGCACGTTGCGCGCCTTCAGAATCGGCCAGGCGGTATCGTACTGGCTAGCAAAGACGTCATCGAAATCGAGCATGATCGTCGGACGGCCGCCCGATCGCGCCATGAGAGCGTCGTGCTTGATCGTCGGCACGTTAGGCACGTTCGTGCCGGGACCCACCACGATGCCAACTTGACCGCTGCCAATCGTGGAAAAGCTGCTACCGACCTCAGACACATTGAAGCTGTCCCAGAATCCGCCGTGGAACAGCGGGGCCGGGGTCTGATAGGTCGTCTCGCTGAAGCCGTTGTTGGGCGGCAGGTACGTCGTGCCGCTGCGGGTGAAGGCTTTGTAGACCGAGCTGACGCACTGATAGACCGGATCCTGCCCAAGATCGGTATAGAGCGAGACGACGCCCCAGTTTGCCGGGTCTAGCGTGCCGATATTGGCCTTGGTGGCGCGTGGGTTGCCCGTACCGTCGCCCACAAGCTGCATCGCGGCCGTGCCCTGGACCTTACCCGCTGTCACAGTCGACAGGATAGCGCCGGCCGACGCGGTGAAGTCCGCCGCGTTCTCGAAGCCCTCCAGCAGGATCGGCACATCATAGACGACATGCAGGGCCTTCGCATCCACCTGGTAGCCATCAACGATACCCGACACGACCAGCCGGGAACCAATATCATCAGAGGTGGCGGTGCGTGTTGCACCCGTCGCACCTGCAATCGCGGTACGGGTGACAGGGGCTGCCAGCGTCTCGCGATACCACTGGCGGTTGGTCATGGCTGCGGGTGCCGAATAGACCTGACCCACCGAGCCGTCCTTGGTGGCCAGCGCATAAAGGCCGGTCGGACGCGGGGGCAGGGGCGGCGTAAAGCCAGCGACCTGACCCGGCGCGAGAGGCCAGCCCGCCGCGATCCCGTAGGATTTGGGGAGCGCCATCTTATGACAGGTTCGAGTAGACGCCGGTCAAAGCGGCGTTGTTGGGGTTGTAAAGACGGACAGAAGCACCCTGTCCGATGACGACGCCCGTAGTGCCCGAGCTTGTCCGCGTCGCGACATCACGCCACGTCACGCCGTCAGAGCCGAGTGCCTGGAGCGTCACGCTGGTGCCGGTGAACTGCACGTCCCAGATATAGCTACCGCCCTGCACGCCAGTGACAGGCGTCGTGCCGGTCGTTGCCGTGATCGTGGCGTTGCTGGCGAGGGTGTATGTTTGGTTCGACGTGGCATTCCCGTTGCCATCGACCAGCTGCATCGCAGGAATATACGACCCGTCAGACTGGCGCGTACCAGTCAGCGCGTCACCCTTGCCGAACCGTGCCATCACGCCACCTCGTTGGTGAAGATGCCGGCGACGTCCTTGTCCCGGCAGATGCGATAGGTGCGGCCATCAACGCCCTCGATCAGCGACCCGGCGTAGCGGCCAAAAAGCACGACATCGCCCACCTTGCCGCGATGATCGTCGCCATCAGCGAATGACCATGCGAGCGCAGATTGCGCGACGATGCGGCCACGCTGCGTGGCGATCTCATCCGTCTCGCGCTTGGTCGGCGGGAGGAAAATGCCGCCGGCGGTCTTCTCCTCGGTGACCTCAGGCGCGATCAGCACATAATACTCGACCGGCTTGATGCCAGGATTGCATTCACTGAGGGTCGGCAGCTTCGCCATTATCGGTTCGCCTCAAAAAAGCTGGCAGCATCAAGCCAGGTCTGAACCTGTCCAACGACGCCCCAAGAAATACGGAATTTTGCCGAGGTTTCGGCATCGGTGAGTTCAATGCCACTGCGCGAGATGAGTGAAGTTACACCCGGCCCCATCCGATCGATGGCATCATAGATTTTCGTCTGGTCGTCCATGTGCGTTCATCCAATCTTCGAATGTGGAGTCTGAAATTGCGCGGTAGGCGTCAGCGCGGGTGCGCAGCTCGACGAGCAGACCGACGTCAGGATGGTCGCAAGCTCGGGCATCGTGGCCGTGATCATGCGCGCCGCCAGGCTATCCCGATCGGGCTTCGGCTGGCGGACCGCGCTCGACTTCCACGGGCCGAGCTTGTGATGCAGGGCGACGGACAGCACCGACTTCTGCGACTTGTCCATGATCTCCGCGACTTCGCTTGAGTTTTTGCCCTGAGCGATCAGGTCACGAAGCTGCGTGATTTCGAGTTGCGTCCAGCGTGTCATGCCCGCACCTCACGGACAGAAGGCGACAGCGACCGCAGCAGGCCATCAATCGCGTCGCGAGCGTCCTCCAGCGTGGCGCGGTTGTCTCGCACCTCCTTGGGGCTGATCTCGCCATCGTCTTCCAGCGCCTGAGCGATCGCGAACGCCGCCTTGACGACAGCGGACTGCACATTGCGGCTGCCGCGCTTGTTTGGCCGGCTGTCGTGGCAGAGGCGGTCTAGGGCACCGTCGAAGCGTCCGTTAAATTCCCGGCGTAGACGGGCATACGTGATGAGGTCCATGGTCGCTGACCCGGCGCAGTATTTTGCCGCCTGATCCGCGCTCTTGTTCATGACCGCGCCGAGGTCGTCATAGGTCAACCCGTCTTCGCGGCGGATCACCATGAGGGCATCGCCCACGGTGTCCAAAATGGACGAAGCGGAAAACACGACGCGTTCCCGCTCGCTGGCTGGGCCATTCGCCATTAGTTGGCCTCCCCATGGATAGAGCCAATGTCAGACCTGCGAAGAATGCGAAGCCCGCCGCGAACCGCGACGCCTTGGGGCGCAGTGCAGCTGAGGTAGGTGAAGATCACGCCCACGAGAGCGGGCACCGCGAGCAGGGTGAAGACAAAGACCTGCATGATCTATTCTCCCAAACGATGATGATGGGTGTCACAGACGGCGCGCTTGGCACCCGTGTGCTGTGCGCCACGGATAGCGACGCATCCGCATTCCAGGGTGAGGGCGATGTTTCGGCCCTCAGGCTCGACCGCGACCACGCGCTGGTAGGCGGGGCGGGTCATGCGGCAGCGCTGTCTTCGCCGGAATATCCGGTCATGAAATTCTGCACTTTAGCCAACGTGCTGACCCGAATATCGCGGCCATCACGAAGCTGGCGGATGAAATGGCGGTCATTCAGCGCAGCCTCGCCGAAAGCCCATTCGCTCATGCCGTGGCGTTTTGTGAACGCCTCGATCTCAGATATCAGCGTGCTCATATCGCTATGATGTATGTGGGAAATATCCCCCAGTCAATCAAAATGCGTGGGAAATTTCGCGGGTCCCCATTGATGGGGACTCCGTGGGATACATCCCCCATGGCTGAAATCGATATTCAGAACGTCCGTGCGACTATTGTCCGTGAGATGCAGCGGCACGGCATGAGCCGCCGCAAGTTGTCGGCTGCCTCAGGGATTGGTGAGACCGCAATCCGGGATTTGCTGGAGAGAACGGCCAACCCGGGCATCGCCACGCTCAACAAAGTGGCAGCGGGGTTAGATGTGCCGCTTGAGATGCTGATAGGCAGCGGCCAAGTTCCGCTCGTTGGTAAGGTTGGCGCTGGTGGCGAAGTGGCGTATCAGGAGGATGATGATGGTGTGGAAATGGTCGCCCGTCCGCCTAACGCGGTGGGGGATATCATCGCTCTGGAGGTTCTGGGGGAGTCAATGCTCCCCAAGTATGAGGCTGGCGATATCATTTACATCAGCCAATCCCGCTTTGCAGAGGCGCAGAAACACATTGGAGAATATTGCGCTATAAGGCTGCGCCAAGGCGGAACTTACCTAAAAATGCTGGCGCCGGGCCGGGAACCCAGCCGGTTCACACTGCGCTCGCTTAATGCTGGTGACATAGAGGATGTGGAGGTCGAATGGGCTACCCCCGTACTTTTCATTATGCCGCGGCGATCGCGCTAGTTTTTTTGCTCTCGCCGAATGCGGCGTCGGCGCAGTCAGGAAATGACGGAAACGAGCTGCTGAACGACTGCGCGGTGGACGACACCTCGTGGAAAGATGGGTTTTGCGCCGGTTCTATCCAAGGCGTTATAGCGGGAATGAGCTTGGAAGCTGCCTTGGCTAAACAGGATATGCCCTTCTGCTTGCGCGAAGGGGTAACTAACAGGCAGGTGCGCGACACGGTCGTATTGTGGCTACGGCAGAACCCATCAAAACGCGATCTCCAAAAGTCAGTCGTCGTGGCTTTGGCGATGACGCAGGGATTTCCTTGCACGCAAAAATAATGTGAAATATCCCACGATCGTTATTGACGGCGTGTGAAATATCCCCCATACCACCTCCATCAACGGAGGTGGACATGCCCCAGGAAAATCAGCTTACCGCACCCTTCATCGTCCTGACCCTGCCTGCGAGTTCCGGGCTTCCAGATCGCCCCATTTTCGTCAACGCGAACCGCATTCAGAGCGTGTCGCAGCGCTTCGTTCGGAAACCCGGTCACACCGGACTCGTGACCGCAGACAGCTATGACGAGATCGGTAGCTGGGTAAACTTCGGCACGCTGCAAGACGGCGATATCGAAGTGGTCGAAAGCTACGGCGAAGTAACCGGCGCAATCCGGGACGCCTTGCTGTGACCGCCCACACCGCAATCACCGCGCAGGACGTGTTGGGTCAGAAGCGAGCGGCAAACCGTAACCGCACGCTGGACGAGTGCCGGGCGATCGTGGGCGACAAGCCGATCGTCTCGCCTTTCTACCACTACACCCCCGAAGCCATGACGGACGCGCTGTTCGCCATTGGCGGTCCGCGCGTGACGAAGGTGGGGCTGTGATGGCGCGCGTTCCTATGAACCCATACCGCAAAGGTCTGGCTGCCGGTTACGAATACTGGGCTGAAATGGCGGAGTATAAAGCGAAGCCATTCGCCGAGCGCGCAGCCTTTGAGCCGCCAGTTGCTCCCTGCAATCCGTATCCAGAGCCGGTCGGTAAACGCGGTGCTGCGCTGGCCAATTCCGGCTGGCGCCAGTGGGATGACGGTTTTCGCTTTGCCAAGGATCGTCGCTGATGACCTACATCACCTTCATCGACGGCGCGCCGCTGCGCTGCCCCGATCTGGAAGCCTACTGGCAGAACCCCCGGCCTTTCGAGGCTGAGGTCACCGAGCGCCGGGCCTCCATTCATTCGCACATCGACGCTGGCATGGCCGCGCTGAACGCCAAGCAGGCGGCGCGGTGGGACCGAGAGGGAGAGCTGTGATGGCTGAGCATGGTTTCACGCCGGGGCCTTGGCAGTTCGAAGACGGTGTCGTGTGGGACACGCTTTCTAACAACGGTCCCGGCATCCCTCTTTTCCGGGCAGACTATGGCACGAATAGGCGCTGGGGTCGCGATGTTTCGCGCTCGGAAATCGACGCCAACGCCCGCCTGATCGCAGCCAGCCCTACGCTGCTGGAGGCGCTGACCCGAGCGGCGGACGAGATCGAAGACCTGCGCAAGTACGCCAACAACCATGGCGGCATGATCGACAACGAGCGCTGCGATTACGCACGCGCCGCCATCACCCTCGCCACCGGAAAGGACGCATGATGATTATGCTGAAGTCCAAGCACAACCGCGCAATGGCGGCTCATGCGATGACCGAGAACGGTCTGCTGGAGCGGATCGCGCGGCTTGAGTTGCAGCTGAAGAACGCGAACCAAAACTTGTCGCTGAAGTCGCAGACGATCCTCGCGCTTGAGGAAGACCTTGTCGAGCAGTCGAGCAAGATCACGACGCTGAGCAATCTTAACGCGGCCCTCAAGCGCAAGTATGAGCCGGTGCGGGGGCCGGGCGGCAAGTGGATCAGCAAGAAGCCCTATGCCGTTTTGGGCGCACAGGTGTCGGCATGAGCGCGCATTTCAAAGGCTATCACTACCAGAACCGCTTCATCCAAGAGGTGATAGACGAGCTTTTGGGCACGCCGCTGACCGATATCGCAGATCGCATTTGCGGTCTTCAGGATGAACGCGACGATCTGGTCGACAAGCTGAAAGAGGCCAATAATCGGATTGCCGAGCTTGAAGCGGAGCAATCGGCATGACCCCGCGCATCATCACGTCGGGCCCGGATCAGGCTTACCCGCAAGCGCAGACCGCATGGCAGCGTGAACGGGCAGGCGGGCGGTTGCAGGCGATGGACGGCGATCAGGACTGGATCGTCACCCGGTTCAGCGTGGGTGAAATCCTCGCTGTGCTGGTCGGGTTCATCGCGATCGGCGCGTTCGCCTGGCTCGCGTTGGGGTTGGCGGCGTCGTGATCCCGTTCGGCACCCACAGCCCCGAAGGCAAGCCGCACATCGAGTGGCGGACAATCGCAGAGTTTCCAAACTACGCGGTTAGCAGCGATGGTCAGGTTAAGCGCGTTGTCGCTGGTCATTCCAGTCCAGCTGGCAAGGTTCTCAAGCAGAACACCGTTCACGGCTATCGGTATGTCGCCCTGTCGCGTGACGGGACGGTGTATTCTCGCCGAGTAAATCGGCTAGTCTGCATCGCTTTCCATGGTGAACCGCCAACATCCCAGCATCATGCTGCACATGGCGACAACGACCGTGCCAATAACACGGTCGGCAACCTACGGTGGGCTACCGCCAGTGAGAACATGCGGGACAAAGAGATCCACGGCACTACGCCGTTCGGTGATCGCAATGGTGCTCGCCTGCACCCAGAGCGGCTTGCTCGCGGTCTGCGTAACGGCAAGCACACAAAACCAGAAGCAACGCCGCGAGGTGAGCGGCATGGAAGCTCTCGGCTAAACAGTGATCAGGTGAGGGCGATCAGGAATGATGGCAGGAGCCGTCGCCAGATAGCCATCGCTTACGGCGTGTCGAAGTGTGCCATCGACGGCATCAAAACCGGCAAGACCTGGGGGCATGTATCATGACCATCACGTATCACGACGCCGTTGAGCAAGGCTCAGAGGAATGGCTTCAGCTACGCTGCGGAGTTTTGACCGCTTCAGAGGTCAAGCTGATCCTGACGCCAACGCTGAAGGTCGCGAACAACGACAAGACGCGTCAGCATGTCTGGGAAATCGCTGCGCAGCGCATCAACCAGTATGTCGAGCCGCATTACATCGGCGACGATATGCTGCGCGGCCATGAAGACGAGGTTCGCGCCCGTCTGGCCTATGATGAAAAGTATGGCGGCGTCAGCGTCTGCGGCTTCATTACCAATTCCGCTCATGGCGGTGTCATCGGGTATTCGCCCGACTGGCTGGTCAATGACGACGGTCAGGCTGAAGCCAAATCTAGGCGGCAAAAGTACCAAGTGCAGACGATACTCAACGGCGTTCCCGATGAGCATTGGCTGCAACTCCAGGCCGGCCTGATCGTCACTGAGCGCGATTGGATCGATTACGTTTCCTACTGTGGCGGCATGCCAATGGTGGTGATCCGTGTCGAGCCGCACGCGGAGACGCAAGAGGCGATCATCGCCGCTGCCAAGAATTTTGAGCGACAGGTCTCTGAGGCCGTCGAGCAATATCAATTCATGCTCAACAGTGGACGCCTTCGCTGGGTGCCGACTGAGCGTGTCATCGAACAGGAGATGCATCTGTGAACGACATGAGCGCCGTCATCGTCGCCAAAAGCGAACAGTGGAACGCGGATGACTTCGTGGAAGGTCCGCGCACCTTCACCATCGAGGACGTGCAAATCCGTCCCGGCACCGAGCAGCCCGTGCAGATCAAGCTGGTGGGCAGCAACAAGTATTTCCGGCCGTGCAAGACCGTCAGCCGCATCCTCGTGGCGGCATGGGGTGCCGACGCCAATGTATATCGGGGCCGCTCGGTCACGCTCTACACCGACCCCGGCGTCACCTGGGGCGGCATGAAGGTTGGCGGCATCCGCATCAGCCACATGTCGCACATCACTGCGCCGTTGGTGATCGCCCTTCAGGAGAAGAAGGGTAGCCGCAAGATGACGACCATTCAGCCGCTGAAGGTTGAGCCGAGCGCGATCGACCAGGCCCGCAACGCCATCGCCAATGCACCCGATCTGGACGCACTGAAGAACGTCTGGCTGTCGAAGGCCATGGCTCCGTTTCGCGAGCAGCTTCAGGCTGACCTCGATGCTCGCAAGGCTGCTCTGTCCGCCGCTGGTGAGAAGCGCGGGGATGACGACATGGGGGAGGCGGGGGAATGAAGGGCGCAAAGCACTTCGACAGCCGCATGACGCCGCTGTCTCCGTTCGCTCAGGGCATCGACAACAGCGCCATCAAGGATGAGCCGATGTTCTTCAATTCTGACCTTGCCTTCGCCTATGCGCAGGGCGGCCTGATCACACGGTCGTTCATCGATGCGCTCGATAGCGAATGGCGAGATCAGCCCGCCGTTTTTGACAGCAGGGTCCATATGCTGATGCCCGGCTGGTATCCGGCAATCCCCGGCTTTCATCATGACGACGTGCCACGCCCAGCCATCCCGGTTGGTCAGCACTTCGTCACGGCCGGTCAGCCTGACTACGATGCGCCGCGCTACCATTCGCGCCACATTCTCGGTCTGGTCAATGCCGACGTAGCTCCGACTGACTTCGCGATCGGCAATTGCACGATGCCGGAGATTGCGGATGGCGACCTGATCTACCGGGCATGGCATGCTGAAGTGGAACGGCTGCTTGCGGCTGGCGAGATGGAGCGCGTCGCGGCCCCTGACCGCATGCTGGTCCATTTCGACTGGCAGGCTTTCCATACTGGCGTGCCTGCCGTGTCCAGTGGCTGGCGCTGGTTCGGGCGGGTCAGCTTCAACACTGAGCGCACGGACAAGATTACGAACGAGATCCGCCGCCAGGTGCAGGTCTACCTCGAATTTCCGATGGAGGGCTGGTGATGCCGCGCCACCTCTGCGCCGCCCGCCCGCCAATCCCCCCGCATGAATGTCCGGACTGCTGCGCTCTGTTCGCGGCGGTCGAGAAGAAATGGAGTGATGACCGTGGCTGACCAAATACCCGATAGCGCGAAGAGTGAAGCGCGTGAGTTGCTGGCAAAGGCATATGCCGACAACGGCGACCTGGGCGCCGCGCGCTATATCCGTGGCGGTTTCGATTTATACCCCGACACGAGGATCGCACTGCTCGCGATTTGCGATGCCCTTGCCACCCGCGCCGCCCCGCCCGCGATGGATCGGGAGGCGGTGGAGCGCCCCTATCGCCTCGGCTGGTTGCGCGGCACCAACCCTGACGGCTGGGATGAAGACGACGATGTCACCCATGGCGACTTGGCGTTTGATCGTCAGATGCGCGAGGATTTGGATAGCGACTATCCGGCCCCCAGCGACGCGGATGCGCCCCAAACGGACAAGCACCACAGTGTTTGCGGCGTTCACGACGATTACGACTGCGATTGCGCTGCTCTACGGCGCGCGGGCGTGCGCGATGATGTCGATGCCGTCACCATATCCGCGCTGGTAAGGGCGCTTGAATGGTATCGCGATACGGTCGGCCAATGCCGGATGATGCATTCGGAAGGCGATGACGCTCGCAATGCGCTCCACAAAGACTGTGGTGCGCGAGCAAATGACGCCCTCTCCACCCTCTCCGCAGACGCGCTCCGCCAGGGGGAGGGGGTATTTCGTCCGTATAGCGAGTGGAACGAAGATGATCGCGATGTTCTGTGGTGGAAACTGCCAGTCCAACAGGCGCCGTATGTCGGTCGTCCGCTAGACCTTGGGTTCGCCGTTGGCGCGCATCTCTACAACCAGTTTGGCGAGGTGATCGGGCGGACCGAGGCGAATGTCGGGGGCTGGCCATTTTCAGCGGACGACGAAGCCGATCTGGTCTGGTCACGTCTCCCCGCCACCCCCGCCTCTCACGCCAGCGATGGGGGAAGGCATGAGGGGTTTTGACGATCCGGTAGCCGTCCTCCGCCAGCGCGTGAAGGATATGCAGTGGCAGGCTGAGAAGCTGCGCCGTGACGCTCGCGACCTCGAACTGCGCGCGGGTGAAATCCACAATGCCTCGATCGAGCTCGACCTGCTGACGGACAAAATCGAGGCAGCTCAGCCCAAAGGAGACCCCGCATGACCACCCGACAGACGCCGGATGCTGTGCGCGAGGCGGTGGCGCGTGAGACGCTGGCAAAACAGTATGACGCCAGCATGCCCAGTCGGGCGGCCCATATCCGCGCTGGAACCAGCGACCACAAGGCAATCGACGCCATCCTCGCTTTCGCCGCCCTCGACAGCCGCGCGGGCGATGCGAGGGAGGGGTGGAAGCTGGTCCCGGTTGAGCCGACAGAGGCGATGCTGGACGCGTATTGGAAGCAGACTGGCGAAAGCAAAGAAATGCGCTCTCGCACTCATGCTTATATGCGGCGCTACTGGTCCGCCATGCTCGCCGCCACCCCCGCGCCCGCTGTCGATGCGGTCCCGGCGGGGGAGGTGGAGCAATGAGCATTGCCGCACATCGCTTCGATAACGAGAAGCGTCGCCGCCCCGATCATCACACGCGACAGGCGATGTTGACGCCAAGCTACGTACTGGAGCCTGTTCGGGTTCTAATGGGCGGTTTCGGCCTTGATCCATGCACCGAACCCGACAACCCAACGGGCGCGGAAGACTTCTATTGCCTTCCCGATGATGGTTGTACGCTCCCTTGGGATGCGCGGAATGTTTGGTGCAATCCGCCTTATGGAGAGGCGCGCGACCGCTGGGTTAATCGCTGTATCGCCGAGGGTAAAATCCGCCCCGTCGCGCTGTTAATCCCGTCTCATACCGAGACACGAATATTCCAGCGTGCGTTTCGAGAGGCGGACACCGTTCTGTTCTTTCAAGCCCGGCTTAGGTTTGGCGTCTTGCGCGACAATGGCAGGCAAGAGGCCGCGTCGCATGGCTCCGCGCTATTCGGTTTTGGGCTAGATTTGTCGCCACTGCAAAAGCTCGGGACCGTTGTTCGCCCTGTCTCGATCGCCGCCCTCTCGCACGGGGAGGGGCGGAAGTGAGGGGCTATAGAGCAGATCGCGTCACTGCATCTGTTGCGGCCTGGTTCTTCGGGTTTGCGCTATCCGGCGCCATCGGCGTCCCGTTCTGGCGGGATCAGCCATATGGCGACGGCTTCGATGTTTCCCTGACCGCAGCCGTTGCGGTCTGGTTCCTGATTGGAGCCCTAGCCAGGCCATACCGCGTCACTAGCGTTGTGGTCGATCGATCCGGCGTGACTGTCGTGGAGCAGCCCGCATGACCGCCTCCGGTTTCGCGATGAGCGAGAAGCGGGCGGTTCGGTACGACGACGCCGGGTTCAGGGTCATCAGGCAAGGGACGCTTCTAGTCGCCACCGAATACCGCGCGCCGGACGGTCGCACGACGCAGATGGCGGGTGAGGGTGATGAGGTTCGCGAGATGTTGAGGGGAGGGAGGGATGGGTAGTGTCTACAGCGTGTCGTCCCTGGCTGAGCACTGGGGGTGCGGCACAGATACCGTTTACTCGCTCATCAAGAGCGGCGATTTGCCAGCGTTCAAGCTGGGCGGCCGCCTTCTGCGGGTCCGCAGCGAGGAAGTGGAGAAATTCGAGTGCCAGAATATCGCATCCAACGATACCGAAAGAAGCTCGCCATCGTCTGGGATGAGGACGGACGACGCCACAGACATTCGCTTGGAACGGCTGATCGAGCGGCCGCAGAAGCCGCAGCTCGTTCATTCTGGCAACGACGCTCGGTAAACGGTGAATACGAAACGGTAGGGTCGGTGGTCGAAGCCTATCTGGTCGCGAAGATTGACATGGCCTCGCATTTCCGTGCCACGACGGCATGGAAAGCTGCAAAGCCATTCTGGGGCAATCTGCCGATCGTTCGCGTCGACGAAGGATCGGCGACCAGCTATCGAGCACGCCGGGCGCATTGTAAACCGATCACGGTCCGCAACGAACTGGCGGTGATACGGGCGGCGCTGAACTGGGCTGAAAAGCGCAAGATGATCGACAAGGCGCCGTTCATCCAAATGCCCAAGCTGACGTCAGCGCCGGTCGGGCACCTGACCAAGGCCGAGTTTCGCAAGGTGCTCGACGCTGCGGTAGCGCCGCACATCGCGCTGTTCCTCAAGGTGGCGGTCGGCACCGGCGCGCGAACGAACGCCATCTTGGACCTGACCTGGGATCGCGTCTATTTCGACAAGCGGCTGATCGAGCTCAACCCGCGCGATCGGGTTCAGACCTCGAAATACCGCGCGACGGTCCCGATGAATGACCAGCTATTCGCGGCGCTCAAGGAAGCCAAGGAAGGCGCGATGAGCGACTATGTGATCGAGCATGGCCGGGACAGGGTTGCGTCGATCAAGAAGGGCTTCGCTGCGGCCTGTCAGCGGGCGGGTGTCAAGGCCACCCCGCACATGATGCGCCACAGCGCAGCGGTGTGGATGGCGGAGGCTGGAACGCCAATGGCGCAGATCGCTCGCTTCCTGGGTCATACCGACAGCGCCATAACGGAGAGGGTCTATGCTAAATTCAGTCCGACGTTTTTGGCCGGGGCGGCCGAAGCCCTGACGTACTAGGAGGTGGCTATGAATAAGCCTGAGAAGTGGGGGCCGGACTTGGAAGGGCTTTTCCCACCCCAGCGCAAGCGAGCAACCGAGCGAGTGAACCGTTGGTCGCTTAAGCCAAGCAGCGTCTGCAAACTGTATTTCATTTCTGCTCACCCTGACGACCTGCAGGATGCGCCGATCAAGATTGGCATCTCCTACCATCCGGAGGCGCGGCTTTCGGAGATGCAGGCAGGCAGTCCGGTTCGTCTTGTCCTGCTCGGTGTCCGTTCAGGTACCAAAAAGGCAGAGCGCAAACATCATGAAACGTTCGCTGCCGACCGTCTCCATGGGGAATGGTTCAAGCGCAGTGAACCTTTATTGGCGATGATTCGGGGCAAGTAA